GGGAGATACCTTGATACATACCCTCCCATCACTTCCCCCAACCTCATGTGCAAAATGTAGAAAATGTGCATTGATATATGTGCATATGTTAAACCATATTAATATGGATCATCAGATATAATTAGAATGATATCATATCAGAATGGAGGTATAAATGATATGGAAAAATTAACGCCCCATCAGAGGGAAATTTCAATGCAGGTATTAACTATGCTATGGGTTGCAAGGATATTGGATGAGGATGAATTCGTTCGCCTTGCGGATGCAATTAATGATCTATATATCAATGGATCAGATCATGAGATTGGAGGTTATGTTAGATGATTGAATCAGATGCTAATTTAAAATTGCAATCGTGCCGGGATGCCAATGGCCTTAAGGATTGTTTTGCGTGCACATTGAGTGGCAGATGCAAGGCCCTTAAAGATACTAAGCAAGTACCATGCCCATTCTATAAGCCTATAGTGCAGGTAATGAATGAGGATCCTAATTATTTCAATGTTATGAGGGGTGTAAAATGAGAATCAAACTAACAAAAGAAACAATCAAGCGCATCTATAATTCACATAATAAGAACGGATTTGGATATTATCCTGTTGATGATTCACATCTGATAGTGATGCTTGATCGTGCATTACTAATGGTTGTAGAGGCATCTGATGATTGGAATGATCTCATATCAGGATTGAATATTGTTCCTGATGATAGATTACCCAACTTAATAGAAACTCTACCGATATCTATGAAATATAATATAGTTAATGGTGATAAATTGGATAATTCATCATTTATAAAAAAATGCACATATTATAGATTAACCTTAGATGATACTGTATATCTTTTTGATGATAAGTATATAAAATACTTTATCAAGAAAAATTATCTATCCTATGATCTATTTTCATCAGGTAGAATATTTGGTGTTATCGTATATGAGGGATCAGATGAGGATTATTATAATATTGTAGGAATTGTTATGGGAGTGAACGATAATGGCTAAAAAACCATCATATGATGATCTGTTAAAAGAATACAAGTTATTAACCATGAGGGCCGACAAGAGATTGCAGAGGCTCGAGAAATATGCCAAAAGGCCTGATATGGCAGGCCTGTTAAAAGGTGCATATGCAAGGGCAATGGAGGATATATCTTATTGGTCCGGCCATGGTCATAAGAGATTCGGAACCAAGGCACCTAAGTCCATAACGGCATTACAGGCCAAATTAAACGATATAAAAGAATTCCTGAGATCTGATACATCTACTCTGATGCCGGGTAAGGAAACTCAGGGATATGCAATCTCATCATATAAAAAGGCGGCTAAAACATTTAATGCTCGTTATGGATCTGATCTTACATGGCAGGAAATAAAGAATTTTTATGGATCCAAAAAGGCTGCAAAGGTTGCCGCATCAATTAAAGCATCCAAGGGTGTTGCAAGGGCATTGGGTAAATTCAAGGAATTGCGCCGCAAGGATCCTAAGTTATCAGGCGCAGAATTAAAGCGGCGTATTGCTGCAGATCCCAATATCAAACTTGATGATGATGCCGTAACTAATGATATCATGAAACGCATGATCAAGATGGGTATATCACCAAGAACATTATTTAAAGGTTAATAGTTATGAAGATAAGCACGATAGAGGCCCGGGCAGGGAATAAAATAAAATCCCTGCTCGAATATAAATATTGCTATTATATAGAATATGATTTCTCTATTCTATCTAATATTTTATGCCGCAAAAAGAATGGGTCACATTCAGATAAAACCTATTCATTGGCATATATCATGTTAGATACAGAATCCTCTAAGGATCATCCAACAGAGTACGATAAAAAGGGGATGCCAATCCCTCAGAATAATCATCTATGCGCATGGACCATATCTATCAGGGCATTTCATACAAATCTATGCACCCTCAGAGGCTCAAAACCATCTGAATTGATGCATTGCCTCAAACTCATCAGGGATGCCATGCAAGGTGATTATATATACATATTTGTGCACAATTTGCCTTATGATTGGCAATTCATAAGGCGTTTTATGTTTAATGACTTCGGTTTACCTGTAGCACAATTGAATATAAGATCCCATTATCCTATCACTATTAAATTTGATAATGGGATCATCCTCAGGGATTCACTCATTCTGTTTGGTACATCATTGGAGAGGGCAGCAATCAATTTTGATGTTGAACATAAAAAGGTTAAGCAATGTTGGAACTATGATCTCATCAGGCATCAGAGTTATCAATATTCTGATGAGGAATTGATGTATATCGAGCATGATACTCTATCCGGGGTTGAATGCTTAAACAAATTGGCTGATAATCTCAAAGATTCAGTTATCTCATTACCATTCACTAATACAGGCATAGTAAGGCGGCATATCAGATCAATAGGCCGCAGTAAATATGCTAAGGATCAATTCAACAAACAGTTAACAACCTATGATGAGCAGATCATCATGGAGCAAGCCTATCATGGAGGATTTACACATGCAAACAGGCATATAACATCATGGATCAGATATAATGTGCTATGCGGTGATTTCAAATCATCATATCCATATGCAATGTTAACATGCAAGGCACCAATAGAATCATGGTATCATATGCAATCAAATCTATCTGTTGATGAGATATTGGCAGATAAAGATCATTCATTCATATTCAAATTGGTACTTGTAAATCCAAGGATGAGGGATAGAAATTTTCCCATGCCTGTATTGCAATTCTACAAATTTGATGCATCCATCAATGCCATATTGGATAATGGCAGGTGCCTCAGGGCAGATTATGTGGAAATAACCATCAATGAGATTGATCTGATCCTGATCAATTCTATATATGAATGGGATGAGGCATATTGTGTGAATGTTATGGCCGCTTTGAATGGACCAATCCCTAAATGGTACCGGGATGAGGTATTTAATATATTCAAAGAAAAATGTGAATTGGAATATCAGATCAAGGTATTACATGAGGGTGATATTTCCCAATATAATCTATGCAAGGCCCGGTTAAATTCATTATATGGTATGTGCGTAACAAAGCCTGTTAAGGATGATATCATTGAGGTATATGAGGATGAGGATGATATGGTATCAGGTGATTATCATTTGGCATCTGATGATCTCAAAGCAAAATTTGATAAATATAATAAGGATAGGAATAATATATTACCATATGTATATGGTATATATGTAACATCCTATGCAATGTTGAATCTATTCATTGTAGGCACCACCTGCATCAAGGATCCTAATGAACATTGGTTATATTCTGATACAGATTCTATATATTCTGATGCATGGGATATGGATGCGGTTAAGAAATATAATGAGGGCGTTAAAAAGAGTCTCATAGATGCAGGATATGGGCCTGTTGTCATTGAGGATCATGAATATTGGTTAGGTGTGCTTGAATGGGATGGGGCCTATGATGAATTTATTACTCAAGGTGCAAAAAGATATGCAACAGTAAAGCATGGCAAGATTGGTATAACTGTTGCAGGTGTGCCTAAAAAGGCAGGCGCATGTTGTTTGAGGGATATATCTGATTTTACTGAGGGATTTATATTCTATGGGCAGGGAACCGGGAAAAAAACTCATTATTATCAATATGCTGATATACATATAGATGCCAATGGCAATGAGGTTGCAGATTCTATTGATCTCATTGATGCGGATTATACATTATCATGTGTGGATAGGATCCCATTGGATATGATTGAATATGAGGAAATAACTATTGATTATTATGAGAATGATTGACCAAACATAATATGTTATCATATAATATTTATGTCATCGTTGTTGGAATATAGATCTCCTTAAACACAAACAAGCCCGGGAATGTATTACATCCCGGGTTTGTTTGTGATGATATGCGGTTAGTAAAGGATAAACCTAACCGCATCTGTATTATAGAATATCTTTGAATCTCTTGTCAAAATTAATTATCAGATCATAGAGGGAATAATCTGAGAATTTAACATGCCCCTCAGTACAGGCATCAATGATATCCATGCAATATTGTATGTAGAATTTGCGTACATGGTTATCCCTGTTTAGATCCAACTCAATAGGGCATTTATTAGATCTTTGTTTGCAGATATAATATTCTCCATCCTTAGCATAGATATATATATCATCCTCACGATAATGCAATTTGATCAGAGGTGTATATTTTTTAAGTACCTTTTTAGATATATTGGTAAAATCATTCTTGGAGAATTCACCAATATATGATTTACGCCACCATTTAGTACCATACATGGCTTTAAACATTGCACCCTTTTCATCCTCAGTTAACTCTATCTCATTAACATGATGGATTAATATACCTCTGTTCTCAATATATAACTTTGATTGCTTTGATGTTGCTAATTCTGCGATATCATCCATGACCTGCAATTCATCAACTATTGGGCAATATAACTGTTCACTATTTGCGAACAGGATCAACTTCAATGGATCCAATCCCCTTTTTTCTCTATCCCTTGCACAAGTCATATAAACATCCAATAAGGCCTCACCCTCAGATTGTAATACCCTTGTCTCCGATATCTGAGGTATAAATTCATCCATGCACATTATCGTGCATCTGCTCAGGTCCATGCCCTTTACATTCTTTATTGCAGATAATGCCACCGCATAGGCAACAGGCAGGCCGATAGGCTCACCATCATCATCCATGTTATAGAATGCACCAATACCATCTGCAATGCGTTTTGGCTTGATATTGGTACCATGATCCCTGTTAATAGGTACATATGGTGATGTATCAAATCCTGCTACCTTAGTACCCGAACAGATGAGATCAATATCCTTGATAGTCCTCTTGATATATATCAGAGGATCATGATTCTGATATGCATTCCATAACAGGCCATAGGTTTTACCTACACCCCTGCGGCTATATGCAATTAGTATAACGGCCTCAGGGTATTCCCTGAGGTCCGTATATACATCATAGTATTTGAGGTTGTTATCTGATTCTGATGGCTCGTACATAACTGTTAAGGGTTATTGATGATATTGATCCTGTTTTTTCTTTGATGGATGAAACAATGCCAATACTTGTATTAGCGGCCAATTTAGTAATTACAGATATGGTATTATATACCGCCGTTACATTAGATTCATATGAATATCCCTCTGTATAGCATCTATCAACCATATTGCTGAGGCCGCTGATCCTGTTATACATTTTCAATCCTGAGTTACTGTTATTATTGCCTGTTGTAATGGCATAGGCCTCAATAAGCCATGTACCGGGACCTAATGTAACAGTATCATCTGATGCGATCTCACCTGTTGTTGATGCGGATACTACCTTAGATGCATTTAATGTTGCAGCCACGATATCTGTTGATATGAATCCTGTTGATGCCTCTAATGCATCAATATCAGATTCTGCATCATCCAACTGTGAACCTAATTGAGATATTGCCCTGTTAACCTGAGTGAGATCAGTTACAGGTATATCATATGCCGTACCACCGATTGATACAGATGTAAGATCAGGATTATCAACGCCACCGGGATTGGCCACAACTGTTGTGCCGCCACCTGCAATTGCATAGATAGTACCATCAATATCAACAGAATTCAGATCATCTGTTGGAGTGCCTGAGGGGTTAGGTGTTACAGATGAACCGCCTCCACCGCCTCCACCTGAGGGGATAGAGTAAACAGTACCACCAATACCGATAGTATTGAGGGTTGAACCGGATCCACCGGGATTGGCCGATACAATAGGAATTGCATCAACCTCAGTATCAAGGGCGTTTAGATCTGATCTTATACCATTGATGGTTGATTCATCTGATGTGATACGATCATCAAGGGATGAGATATTACCCTCTGCGGTAGTTATACGGGGTTTGATATCTGCAATATCAGATTCTGCATCATCCATGCGGCCCTTGAGATCAGATATATCATTCTCATTGGTGGTAACACGGCCGCCAAGAGATAATATCTCACCCTCTGCATCAGTCATACGGCCCTGCAATGCAGATACATCAGATTCAACAGTATCAACTCTTGCATTGAGATCTGTTACAGTAGCCTCCACCTGATTTAAACGATCATCAAAGGCCCCAACATGCTCCATCAACCAATCAAGGTTTAACTGTTCGAAATTGGTATATGGATATTTATGGAAAAAAGGTAAAAACATGATATTAACCTCCTTTAAGCAACCTTTGTATATACCTTGATATTCTCAAGATAATAATTCTTAAATACCCAATTATTATCACCGCCAATAGTGAGATCGCTGCCTGTGATATTGATAGCACCATCATAGATCAGAGTATCATTAGCATAGATCCAAACATGATCATTACTTGTCTCAATTATGATATTCTTATATGAGAAGTAATTGGCATCAGAGATATCGAGCAGATGCTCAGTACCATTAACTATTACCCTCCAACCCTCAGGCCTATCATTTTTTATTTTAAGATACAATTCAATTCCCCCGAGTTGAATAAAAGTACCACGGCCCGAATAAGATGGATTAAATACATTTTCACCCAATTTGAACATTAATATCTTATTTACGCTGAAAATGCCATTAATTACTACTTTACTACTGCCGGTCATATAGAGGCCATTATTGGACACGGCCGTGCCTGTAAGGGCTGCCGTAGTAGTACCATCAATCTTATCAACTGCACTATCCTTGAAATCAAAATCATGTGATAATATCTCACCGCTGATGCCAAGCATTAACTCAATGACCTTTAGCCTGTTGATGATTGATTTGGTTTTAACCCATTCTCCATTCACGACTTCAAGCATGCTATCGTTATCGGATTCCGTAACTTCAGGAAGTCCTTCAGGTGTACCAACTTCCCATTCACCCTGATCAGATACTACCATTGTTTTCCCCTCATCCTCAGATGTAACAGGCGGCAATGATATAATTGAATCCAATTCATTCTGAATTGCATCAATCTTATCTGTTCCCAACTTCCTCTGATCAACTGCGTTGTAAAAATTTTTAGGTCCCATCTTTATACCTCCATTAAATTAATAAACCATAATACAAAATTCATCACAAAACATATCGCTAATGGCAATATAGATATTAAATCCACCATAGAGATCAATTGAGGATTGTATCATCTGTTGTGAACTAACTACGCCTATGTTGCCGTGTATATGGCTTGTATGGTCCTCAGTATATTCACCATCAGATGATGATGATCCCGAATCTGTTGATGATACTGATCCTGTATTTTTCTCATACGGCTCATAACTGGATGAGTTATAGGCCGCCTTTGTTAGAGTATCTGTATTGGATCCTGATGAGGTGCCTGATGATGTTCCTGATGATTCATTGGTGCCGCCGCCCTCGTATTCCTCATAACGATCATAATTCTCAATGGGGTTATATTCCTGAGTGATTGCATCCAACCATTTTTCAAATGTGAATTTATGCACCTTGAAAAAGTTAAGGATCTGATAATGCATATAATCAATATCTGTATGCATTACTGAGAATTCCCCACATCTGATCATGATCCTATCAATGAGAGTATCAACATCAATGCCCTCAGGGACTTCAATACCATCAAAGATATTATGATGATATATATTCTGATATGCGGCATTCATGCCATTCATTGTGACTATAGCATACATATCATCTTAACCCCCATTCAGATAATGATTTGACTATCTTGGCATCATCCTCAGGACCGGGGATAGATGCATCATCAAGGAATACGAACTTATAACCAATGTTGATGCCGAACATCTTGTTAACCTCATCAATTGACTTTGATAGAGATTCATCCCATAGTTTGACACATGCGGATGTATCTGCATTCTTAGCCTGAGCCTCATCAGTTATCATGCGCTCCTTTTTCTCAACTGTGGGGAGTGAGGGGATGCCGATCTCTGTATCAAACTGATTGATGATAGTCTGTATATCCCTCAAAAGATCAGTTACAAGATATGAATTCTTTACAGATTGCCTATCAAGGAACTCAAACGGCTCATCCGATCCCAATGCATCCATGATCTTTTTATCAAATATAATTGTAGATTCATTATTATTGATCTTATCAAAGATCATTGCAAGGGCAGCAGCAGCACCCTTTGATTTTGCTGCAAGGACATAGGCAAGTTTACTGTTTGTAATTGCCATATCAACCGCACCATCCATTGATGCCAATTTTGCGGCATAATAACGCACGATATCAAGGATGCCCATATAATCAGGCGTTAACCTGATAAGGGCACATTGTTCACCGATCTTAAGAGTATCAGAGTATTGAGGATTGGCAATTATCGCATCAGTAGGCTGATAATAGAAATCATATCCTGATAACTCACATGGCTGAAATGATATACCAAAATCCTTATTATCAAATACGGCCAAAAATCCACGAGTAATGAGTACATACTCAAAGAAATCATGTACCCGTTCCCAATTCTCAGGCAGATCAAACTTGATAATAGATAGGCATCTGTGGATTAGCCTGCGGCACCAAAAATTATATGCCTCAGAATTTATGTGTCGGGTGCCCGGTTTACGGACACCCTCCACAAAATTAGCCTCACGATATGGGATATAATCCATCATACATTACCTCATAATCATCAGGTTGTAGGATCTGCCATGATGTAGATAATAGACTTCTCTGTAAAGTCATTTATACCATTTCTCAACAGGTGCCAATAGAGTGTGCGGTACAACTTACGGGCCTCCAAAGGACTCGATACGGCACGATCCATCTGTACATCAACCATCATGGCATCACTATCGAACAGGCAGCCAACAACATATTCAAGATCTACCTTAGCACCCTTAACCTGAGTACCCATGTTGCCACCTGATGTTGCAGGGATTGCAGGCGTTACGGAAATTGATGCAGGTGCCTGTTCATTCTGCCACCAATCAACGCCCTCAAAGTTACCAATGTCAAGATAACGATCATTAAAGATCTCAGGAAGGACCATAGATTCTGCATCAGTAAAGAGAGGCTGATACATAAATAACTTGCACTTCTCACGAGGTGTGTGCCTCAGAAGGGGATACGATACACCATCAATCACCTTTGCCGGGGTCCAATGATACATTGAACTCTTGTGGCTGAGATTCTTAAAATCCTGCTTGATCCTTGCAACCATAAAGGCAAGGAATTCTTTAAGGTATGTTGATCTCAATTCCTCAGATGTATATGCGGTGTTGTACTTCTCATTAAATTCATATGTGAGATTGACAACAGATCCGGGCATATCAGATGAGAGATCATACACACCTGCGATATGATTGAGTACAATGGCATTCCTAAATGCCTCTTTGATCAACTCGATATCATTCTCTTTTTCGAGCAGGATGCCGCTAACAAAACTGTTGAACTCATCCTCTGATCTAAAGGCCTGCTGCAACTGTACTTCATATATCGTTGTTGCCTCTGTGATTGTCGAACTGCCTCCGAAGTTCAGAAGGAGAGGAATCCCCGGAAACTGCTCCCACATGCTCTTGGTACTCTGAGGATTACCCGTTGTTGCATCAATATTCTGCCCATTGGTGAATCCCGGTGCAAGATTGGTATAGAGATCATTTCCTGTTGCAGGATCTTTAGTATTAAATGCACCTGATGCGATTGCAGGCCTTGAATAAAATGAGATCTTTTCCATCCTATGTGTATAGAGGCCTGTATCCTGTGCATTGATCAGATCCCACTTGCCCTTGTATGGCCTTGCCGCAATGAGAATACGGCCCATCAAGAGGCCCAAAGAATTGAGAATATTCTCTGTTGGATATGAGAGAACAGTCTCACCTGCTGAAATGAATGATGATGTATCTCTAACTCTGATGCTATTAGTCTGCCCTGTAAGGTCCTCCACCATAGCATTCATTACATTATAGACATCAACCTGTGTAAGAATTCTTGCCATTGTTAATACCTCCTATATATTTATATTAAATGACAAACTATGTTAACAAATCTCTGCCTTGATATTTTTGATGATCTCATTAATATCAGGCTCATCAACTTCAACTGTTTTTCTTGTATTCTTGTTCTGAATCTCATCAAGATCCTTTTTGGCCTGTTCATATAGTGCCTTATAATCAGGCTCATCATCTGCAGCAGGTGCAGCAGGTGCAGCAGGTGCAGCAGGTGCAGCAGGTACTTGAACTGTTACGGCTTTTTCCTTATCTGCTTTGATAACCGCAATGAGATCTGATGCGGTCCATCCGCTATTTGCTAATGTTGCAAGATCATTAATAATACTCATGTTAACCTCCAATATTATGAACATGAGGGGGCATCCTTGATTGCTGATCAGGCAACCGGGATGCATTCCATGCATCTGATCCCCCGGCCATGGTGCCCCCTCTGAGTTTACTAATACTAAATTTTATGTTTAATGTCAATATTAATATTTATGCATAATGTACAATGTGCATAACAGATTTATTATTATTTGTGCAATATCCCATCTATTGTACCCCCTTGTATATTGTACAATATAACCATGATCAGGTTGATCAAATCACGATACGGAGGTCAAATAATATGGGCATGACAGAGCGTGTTAGAGAGCCGGAAGAGAAGACGTTAGGTGAGTTTATTGATAAGCGGTACAGAGGATTCACAATAAAGTGCGGTTCGGCGCCGATGGACACTGATATCTCACATGGAATTGACGTGTTGTATGCTAACAATAGAGATCACGGACACGGCGAGTATGTAAAACTGATGCCGTATGTGAAGTGGTCCGACGGTGGATATGCGCCGTGTGACTACTGGGGAACGGATAAGTATATTGTTATGGAGAGGAGGTAATTAACATGGGCATGATCATAGATTGTTTTTTGGTTGGGGTTAAAATGACTGATGATTCAGATAGAAAAGATATTATCAAACAGGCATTAAAGAATACCAATGATAATAATCATCAGTACGGGATAGAGATCCCTGATGATATGGCAATGATATTGGACCATACCGGGCACATTGAGCGTTATTATAACAATATCAATCACATGGTAATGGTTAGATGTTACAAGATTGATTGGGATGAGACTGAGAGAGTACGCCAATCATATTTTAAATTTGGTGATTAAGGATATAAACCTTTTTCATACATGTTCACAAAATAAAATACATGGAGGTAAAAGAACATGAAAACATCAGGCAAGAAAACAGGTAAGAAAAACGGCAAGGCGTTTGGAGAGGGCATTACATGGATCAATGATGCATTCGCAGTTGATTCAGTAAATAACTATTCTGATACAGTATGCTTTTTCAATCTTTGGATCAAGACGGCGATAGGCATCATGTGCGTTAATGGGTGCAAGGTCATAAGTAATGATGATGGATCGTTTATATCATTCCCCTCATACAAGGGATCCAATGATAAGTATTATAACCATTGCTATGCGGAGATCTCTGATGAGATCAAGGATCAGATTATTGAGGCTATTGAATCTCAGATCTGATTGTTGATATAATAAATGAGGCTGATCCTATGCCCATACGGATCCCCTCTATCGTGAACAGGTCCCCCCGGCTTGAATGCCCGGGGGATTTGTGTTATATAAATCTTAGGAGGTATATTATTATGAATGATATTATACAGGCAATCTCATCTTTAGGATTTCCCATTGTTGCATGCATTGGCCTTGCATGGTTCTGCAAGTATATGATAGATAATAACAACAAGCATATTAATAAAATGTTTGATATGTACGAACAGGCCAATAGAGAAAATAGAGAGGCCATTAACGCATGCACAAGGGCGATTGATAAACTCTGCGATAAATTGGATGAGGAGGGATGATCATGGATATAAGTAAATCAGGATTGAATTTCATCAAGAAATGGGAGGGCGGACCATGGTTGACCGCCAAGAGATTTGGTACTGAGAGATATTTATCCATAGGATATGGGCATTATGGGCCTGATGTTAAGATTGGCCAAAAGATTACTAAGCAGCAGGCAGAGGACCTGTTGAAAAAGGATGTATCAAAGGCCGTAAACCATGTTAATTACATCAATAACAAGTATCATTATAATTTCAATCAGAATGAATTTGATGCACTCGTATCATTCGCATATAACATTGGATCCATCAATCAGTTAACGGCTAATGGTACAAGGTCCAAGAGTACGATATCAAATAAGATACTTTTATATAACAAGTCATGTGGCAAGGTCCTTGCAGGATTAACAAACAGGCGTAAGGCCGAGAGGGCATTATTTATAACGCCTGTAACAACCAATGTACCTGTTAACAAGCCTGCAGCATCTAAGAAAAAGAGTAATACAACAATTGCCAAGGAAGTTATCAAGGGCCTTTGGGGCAATGGTGAGATCCGCAAAAAGAGATTAACAGAGGCAGGTTATTCATATACGGCCGTTCAAAGGGAAGTTAATAGAATATTAAAGGGTAAGTAATATGGCAATCACGGCAACATTTTATACATTCTCCAAGAAAAAGAATTCAACCGCAAGGCCCTCAGGTGGTACTAACAAATCCATATATATCAAGGATCCATCATCTGTATTGAATCCCCGGATTGAATTATCAGGATCAAATCCATATTTATGGAATTACTGTTATATTCCATCATTCGATAGGTATTACTTCGTATCTGATTGGATATCTGATCATGGTATGTGGCAGGCTAATCTAACTGTTGATGTTCTTGCATCATGGAGAACATCAATCATGAATTCTGCACAATATGTGGCAAGATCAGGATCAAAAAGAAATAGTCACATTATAGATTCAGCATATCCAATGACTAATGAGATCACCTTTGATACATATGATTTCCCATCAAAGCCATTTAGCACATTAAGATATATTATTGGCATTGCTAATGGTCATTCTGCAGATAAGGTTGGAGGATTGGAGTATTATAATCTCAATGCAGGTGAAGTTATGATGAACCTGTTCCCTAAACTGTTGGGAAATGTTACATACTTAGGATCAGAGGCTGCATTCGGCTTAACTGATACGATAATGAAGGCATTAGTTAACCCACTCCAATATATTGGAGAGTGTTATATATTACCATATAACATAGGTGGTGATACTCTTGATAATTTATATGCAGGATGGTGGATGGTAGATACAGATTATGGTTATCCCATATTAACCAATAATGATCTGTTAACAAGGCATCTGATTAAATCATATACTAATATAGTATTGCCTAATCACCCTCAAAGGATCTTAGGGGATTATCTTGATGGTGAACCCTATAGGCGTATGAGATTAGATGCAGGTCCCTTTGGGATGATCCCCTTGGATTCTACATTGATCTCAAATTGTGCCTCAATTGATATTAACATCTATGGTGATTTCAAAGGCAATTGTGAGATGCAGATATCTGATCATGTTAATGGTGATATCATTGCACGATATTATGCCAATGTTGCCATTCCTGTATCAATTACGCAGATAGGCAATTCTCCATCATCAATTGTTGGAACCGCAACAGGCGTTACAGAATTGGCAGCAGGGGCCGTATCAGTCAATCCTGCAGGCGTTATTGATGGTGCAGTCCATTCTATTAAATCATCTGAGGGATTTTTATTTCCTCAGGCACAAGGCCATGCATCTGTAGGATCCCTTGATGCAATCTTAGAGGATTGGCGTGTTGTTTGTGAATTCCATCATATTGTTGATACTGAACCGGGCATATTAGGATCACCCTTATGCGAAAATGTTATATTAAATACTCTTAGCGGATATACTCAATTGGTTGATCCTGTAGTTGATTGGGCATGTTATGATTCTGAACATGATCAATTAGTATCAATATTAACATCAGGATTCTACTTGGAATAATATGGCAACATGGCATGCAAAAAACAGATTAGGATATAGTAAAACATCCTCAGAGGGATGGGATAATATCCAATTGATTTTTTCCAACCTCGTAAGGAATGGATTCACGGATGAGGCTGCATGCGGCGTGCTTGCCAATATCGAGCAGGAAACGGGATTCAATCCTTGGCGTTGGGAGAATGATAACCCAATGACATATAACCAATCTATCACGGAATATATACCATCAGGAATGAGTTACCCACCGGGATATGGTTTATGCGGTTGGACCCCATCCGCAAAATATACCAAGGATGATTGGCATAATTTAGGCGTATATCCATCTACATATAGAGGATATGCACCCAATTTTGCAGATCAACAAGGAAATGCATCTGATGGGCACGCACAATGCCAATTCATTATTGAGGGCCAACAGTATAATTGGGTAACATCAGGATCAGGTAGAGTTAATGTATCAGTATCTCAATTCAGATCATTAACAGATGCGGCCTATGCTGCTGAGGTTTGGTGCCGTAACTATGAATATCCAAGAGATTTGGAACGGGAGGTTGCTGAGAGGCGGCAGGCCGTAACATGGTATGCTAATAGGTTAGTAGGATCTACACCGGTACCTGATCCATTAGATGCATTATTAACACCAATAGTATTACTCATGAAAAAAGCAATTGATAATAGCATGGGCCGTATATGATGAGAGGCCATGTTGGGGGAAGTGATGGGAGGGTATGTATCAAGGTATCTCCC